TTACATCATCACTTTCCCAATCGACGTCAAATACATTTGAACTACCAATGAGTACTAAATCTGCATCTAAACGCTCTGCGCTAAACTGATAACCTTGGTCTAAGTCAAATGTATTACTTGAACCGGTCACTCCAAAGTTTATATCAGAATCGTCTGAACTGCCTGTTCCACCAATGTTCCAATCTATTTGGTTTGAATCACCAGTAAAATCAAGCTTATAAACTGAGTTATCAGCTGTCACTGGTCCAAATAAAATATTAGAATTACCAGTAAAATCTAAATCAAACTCTAGTGTAGCACCAGTTATTAACATTGCAGTTCCGGAAGATGAGAAGTCATTACCTCCTATCTTGTTTCCAAAACCTTCTTGGTCAATATATAACTTAAGTGTATCACCAGTTTGTGTGATTATAATTTCGTTATCATCAGTATCAGCGAAAATGGTTGTTGTCGACAATAATAAAATAAAACTAATTAGTTTCTTCATTTTCGTTATACCCCTCTATTTTCCAATAACCACGTCTGTGGCCTTGGTATATTAATTCCAACACGGCTGCTTCGATAGCAGACCTTGTTGCGTATGTCACTGACTCATTATTTCCAATTCCATCCTCGTACTCTACTAGTTCGGTACCTTGTTCGATGAATCTAAATACATCTCCACTTTTACCATAACTTAGTACAGTTTTACGAGTCTGTACATTAAGTAAAACTTCTCCAGTGAGAACTGATACAGCTCTCATAGAAACCGTCACAACATCTTGTCGATATTGTTTTGTAGCACCAATACCTAAATACCTAGCACCTCTTCCGCCGGATTTAATATTAGTGTCATATCCTATTACACCACCTTCGATTATCATACCTGCGAAAAGTAGTGATTCTAATTCTTGGAATTTTTCCTTACCTTCACGTTTAGCAAAATCCTGTCTTGCCGAACGTATTATTTGTCTTTCTCTTACTAAATGGTCTAAACCATTTCTTTCTACAACCCTAAACCATTTACCATTACCTGCAGTTTTAAGAGCATCAATTGTTAATTCAACACCACCTTGAGTCACAGCAGTTGAGAAATCTGCTATATTATCTTTAGGTTTTCTTTGTCCTGTTTTATCTCCAAAAGCATATACAGCTACAACAGGTCGTTGTTCAGCTGGTGGTAATTTTAATAGTTCTATAACGGATGGAAGTTGTATAACTTCAGGATGTTCTACACATAAAAATGGTAAAGCTTTTTCGAATGAACGACCTAATGCTTTTGCATGGCTCCATACATCCTTCTTAAACTCTCCTTCCCAATAACCTCTATTACAGTCTTGTGGATATTCAGTAAATCTTGGAGTTAAAGCACAACTTGATAAAATGAGTAATGCTAATAAACTAGCCGTCGCCCGAGCCGTCACCATCTGAGTCACCTCCAAAATATCCAGTACCGATTGGTATTTCTATTACGGTGGATGTTCCATCAGCATCTACAATAGTCATTCTAATAAATTCAGTACCATCATCGTTGGTAATCACTTCATATGTAATGGTTGACCCTTCTAACACAAAAGACCCAAATCGTACGGGGTTATCGTTTGAGAACATACTTTCAACTAATTGCTTAGCCATCTGAGCATATATTCTCGATTCTAAGTTACGTATAAATTTAGCTAATGTGGTATTATCCTCTGCCCTTTCAGCTGCTTTTCTTGCTGCTTCAAGAGCTTCTTCAATAGCTTTCTTCCTTGAGAATTCTTGGTTTTCGATCGTCAAATAATGTGCTCCAGTTCCTTGGCCACTAAATGACGGATTCTTAAATTTATGTACTATTTCTTGTGCTTGTATTGGTTGGCCTATAAAAAAGTATATACCTAAACCAATTAAAAGAATAGCAACTAAACCACCAAATAACTTTCTCCATATAGTATCACGTTTTACAGGTTCATATTTGTATTCATTCAAAACATCATAAATTCTTTCTTCAGTTTTTGTCAACATTTTCTTGTTCCCTCTTTAAACGTTCATTCTCTTTTAATGTTATAACTACATCTACCTTTTCTTGTAAACGTATCAAGTCATTATCAAGCATTCTTACTTGGTCAATTACTCTAATTAATTGATGATGCATCTCTTCTATCTTTGGGTCTATATTATCGGATATAAAATTCCATATCCAGTATATAAAATAACCTAACCCTATAACGGCTGTGATTGCAAAGCCAAATTCAGCTAGTATTTGAATTATCGTATAATCCGCTTGTTCGACTTCCATTAATCTCTCCTTGAGTCAATCTTGCCATCTTCAACATAATTTTCTGCTCTGGCAACTCGTTCGATATCTGGTTTTAAATCTAAAGCTGATGATACTAACATATCTATTTTAATTAACTCATTGTTCATAGCTCTTGCTCTATTCTCAAGGCCCTTTACAAAAATAGTTAATGTTGAGATACTGTCAACTAATCCTTCGAGTATTTGTTTCATTACGAGAAATATAAAGTATCCGGCTACCAGAGCACCGCCGATTGGCAGTCCAACTTCACCTATTAATACTAATATATCTTCCATAATACATAGTTATTTATAATAGTTTTAAAGCCAGGCGGGCTTAAAATTGAACAGAAACACCACAACCACAAGATGAAACTTCGGCTGGATTGATGATTTTAAAGTATTCGTTTATGCCTTCGTGAATATAATCTAGAGTGGCATTGTTGAGATAAGGTAAGGACAATTGGTCGATAACGATTGTGAATGACCCATAGTCGTACACATTGTCATCGGGATTAACTGAGGATTCATAATTAAATATATATTCGTAGCCAGCGCACCCACCACCAGTAACGCCAATGCGAACAGTATCATGTTCTCCTTGAGTTTTTTTAATGAGTTGCTGAATAGCTTCATTCGTCAGTTCCATATTGATTATGTCTCCTATGAGCTGTTTTATCTTCCCAATCCTTTATTGCCTTTTGTATTGTCTCTTCAGCTAATACAGAACAATGTAATTTTATAGGTGGTAATTCTAAAGCAGCTGCTATTTCTTTATCTTTTATTTGTTTAGCTTCTTCTAAAGTTTTACCTTTTAACATCTCAACAAACATAGTGGATGAGGCAATTGCTGAACCACATCCATACGTTTTAAATTTGACATCCAATATTTCATCGGTCATTGGGTCTAATTTTAAATCCAACTTCATGACATCACCACATGCTGGTGCACCGGCTAAACCGGTCACTACATTTGGGTCTTTTGGATCGAATCGACCAACGCCATGCTTGGCAGGATTATTTAATACATCCTCAAATCGGTCTACTACTTTACGTGAGTAGGCCATTTTTAGTTAGCGAAACTTACACTAACAGCTAATGAAGTTGCTGCTCCAGTTAATGTATCTGATGGTGCTTTTTGAATATGAACAACTTCACCAGCAGCCAAAGTGACTGTAGCTATGGTTGTACCACCAGCATTTTTCTGTGTAATTACTTGCACAGAAGCTTTGTTATTTAATACTCTAACTAATTTAGCAAATCCGACATTTGTTGCTGAACTTAAGTTAACTTCAGAACCTAATAAATTCGTTACTTGTGCCATTTATTTTACCTTCTTATTTTTTATTTTTTGAGCCTTTAGGTCTGCCTCTTTTCTTAGCCGGAGCTTTTTTAGCGGCAGGTTTTCTTGGCTTACGCTTTGGTTTTCTACCATCAACATAAGCTTCATTAAAATTAGGTGTGTTAGGGTCGTCTTTTACAAAGTGACCTTTAGCATTTCTAGCTCTTTTGCCAGATGGCTCACCCAATCCTAATATATTTTTTAACCAATTAAACATAATTCCTCCATAATCAGTTTTATTATTTATTTATAAAAGTCAGACTTTGGTCTGTTCCAATCAGAGAATCTAAAGAATCCCTGTTTTTCTGCACACCAATACCAACCTTTATGTTTTTGTGGATTAGAATTGTGGAAATATCTCATACCGTTTCTAATCTCGACATTAGCCTCTCGGCGCGGTTCGTAACTTGTTTGTACCATCTTGAATCTCTACCTTCCTTGGCAGCCTCCTTCCAGTCACCACTCTGCAGCGCTGCATTATGGCGTTTAAATTTACTCAAGCGCGTGAGTCCCATGTTAAACATCATGTTTGCAATGATTTGTTTTACCTCTTGTGGATAACCATCCCAACCATCATGTAATTTTTTACAATCCTCAATTACCGAAACTACATCCCTTTCGAAGCACTCATTAACACGGCTCTCTGAGACAGGAGTGCCAACCGGAGCCCCCAATTCTGGGTCTCCTTCAATAACGAGATGGCCAATACCGAATGTAGGATAACCAAGGTGGTCATTGTATATTTCATATACCACTCCTTCATCTACCTTCAGTGTTTCTTTCAGTTTATTAATATCTATTTCAATTGTCATCATTTTTCTCCCAAAAAACATCTTATACTGGTACCGG